CCACCTGTTACTGTGGGAATTCTGCGCTGGTGCATTTCGTTTTTCACACGTTCCACAAACTGCATGGCCAAGTGTGACGGCATGTTGCCCACGTCAATCTTGAAGATTCTGCGCTCTGGAGCACGTTGCACACGATAGATCAAGATGGCATCTTCTAGCAATTGCTTTTGTTTGAACACCATGTAGATGTTTTCCAAGATGCTTTTGCCAAATGGCCAGAACGTGTCCAAGCCTTCATTCAGGCTCATATGCACCACGTGTTTGGCATCCAAACAAACTTCATTCATGGCAGTCATAAAGCGACTATTACCTACTCCGCCGCCTGTACCGCCGTTGGGCATGGTATAGTTAGAGCTGCCAGAAACTGATCCAGTAACTGGATTGGTCATGTAGTCTGTGGTGGTCTTTGCTGCCACAGTCATGTTTTGGAAGTTGGGGTTGATGTCACGAATCACATACTGTTCAGGACGCTTGCCTTCTGATTCGTTCACAATCACACGGGCCAACTTGCTCATGTCCACCCACATCATTTCAAATGTTTCTGGGTCACGCACAAAGATCTGATCGCCATACTTGATGGTGTTGCGGAACAGTTTGAAGATGCGCTGGTCCAGTTTGTTCAGCTTGACCCACTGTTTCATCTGCTTGCGTATGATTTCTATTTCGTGATCAGTAGGCTTGTCTTGATAGTCAATGTCAAAAGGCGTGCCGTTTTGTTCGTTTAGCTGTGTGGAGAATTCAGCTATAATATCCAAGCAGGCATTGATTTCTGAGTCCATGTCCATGTTCTCATACTGATTGTAGCGTTCAATTCTGTTGGGGTGGCCGGAGTAAACTTCAGGCAGTCTGCTGGCATAGTTGCGGAAGCCAAACTCATTGGTGTTGCCCATACCGCCGTCGTTCTTGCCGTATCCTGGAAACCCAAACTGGTTGGTGCCCGAAATTGGACTCATCACTCCAGTAGTGTCTGCTACCTTAAAATATTTTCGCCAGCCGGGTTTGTTTTGTTCTGCCATGATTGTTTATTTACCGTTAGTTCTGCGAGTAACGCAACATCTTTTCGCTGGTGTCTGCAACGTTGGCATTTGATTTGCTAATTTCTTTAAGAGTAGCTAGTATCTCTGCTTCTACTGGGCTGTCTTTCATCCTGTCAGCTGCCATTTTGGTAAAAAGTTGTTCATAGAATGTTCCCATCATGTCAGCAAACTCAGTTCTAGTTTTAGCAATTGCTTCGCTGTTGTCTTCTTTTTTGATGTCTATAAGTTCTTTAAGTCGACCGGCCAATGCATCGGCTACTGTTTCTGCTCCAATACGGCTGGACAGATCTTTGGTTCCCACTTGAGCTCCGCCCATGTCATAATTCATCATCATGCCTGACTGTAAGATATCTTTCCACAATTTTGGATCAGTTATCATCTGTGTGGATTTATCGTATGCTCCCAGCTTGCCAGCAACTTTTTCTAGCATTGCTAGATCAGTAGTCATTGGACCTGCGTTATAACCTTTAAGCTCGTTGTGTCCTCCACCAAGACTGTCAATATCTTTACTGTTTATATGAACTGGAACTTTTCCATTCTTAAGAGGAATCACTGCTTCGTTGCCGTGCATGGTTACCGGATATCCCGACATTGGCCCTGAGAATATACCGCCATGCTGTGCTTGGGGATTGGTATCTTTGACACCGTTTTTAATGGCATCAACTAGTGCTGTGCCTTCGTCGGCGCCTTTGCGTGAAGTTACTTGTCCGTGGCCAAACACATTTTGCGAGCCGTAGCCAAACTTGCCTGACAGATCTTGATTGAGCTTGATGGCTGCTATCATTTGCTCTTTGGTGACATCTTTATTGTCGTTGGCCACAGCGGCAATACCCAGTGTGTTCCAATTTCCAATTTTGGGTTTTTTGTCAGTGGAACCAGCGTGATATGCAACTGCGTTGTCAGCCATGAACGGAACAATTTTGCCGTCACGGTCAATCATGTAGTGATAGGCCAAGCCACGAGACTTCAGAGTGCTTACTGCTCCACTAAGACTTCTGCCGCCAGTGTGGTGCAATATGGCTGCGTCAGTGGATTTTCTTGGCGAGCCTTGAACTACATCATCCCCACTGCTTTTTTTGAGTTCTTTGCTGCCACCAGTGTTTTTACCTTCTTGACTGTAGTCTGGGGCGGAACCTCCTGCGGGTGCTGCAGGTGCTCCGCCTGATGGCACAGACGGTGCTGCTGCCGCAGGTGCTGCTGCCGCAGGTGCTGCTGCCTTAGGTGCCGCTGCCTTAGGTGCTGCTGCCTTAGGTGCTGCTGCTGGCGCTGATGCTCCTCCTACTGGTGCTTGACCAGTGCCACTGGCAGCAGCCAATTGTTGTTGTGCTTTCTTTAATTCAGCATTTAAAATTTGCAGTTGACTGGCTTTGGCAGTAGCATTAACGCCAGTGCCTTTTTCTGCTCTAGCAATTTCACGTTTTAATCCGTCAATGTCAGCTTGTGCTCGTAGTGCAGCAGCAGCAGCATCACCACCAGTAAGTGCTGGTGCCGATGGTTGTGCCAACGGAACTTTCCCCGGACCACCTCTGCCGCCAGTACCACCAATGGGACCTGTAGGACCTACTTTTGGATCACCGGGAGTTTTGAAATGTTTGGAAGTTTTTAAAAGTTCTTGTCGTTCTTTATCCAGTAATTCACGTTTTTCTCTAGCAACTTGTTCGGCTAATTTTGCTGTTTCAATTTCTTTTTTATTTGTTGATGTTCGTTGCGTCTCCATTTCCTTACGAATTTTTGCATTTTCTTCTTCTGCAGATTTTCGATTTTTCTCAAATTGCAATTCTTCTCTTGCTGCACCTGCACCCGGCAGTAGACTTGTGGCATTTTCTACAGTTTTAGCAAACCACTCAGTTGCTTCTGTAGCAGGAGTCACACCATATCGCACAAAGTCCTGCATGTTCTTCATGGAGTTTTGTTGTGTTATTACCAGTTCAGCTTGTCGTTGTTGTTCGGCATTTAGGGCTTTGCCATCTTCGGCACCCTGTTTTTTGTAGTTGTCTTCAACGTCTTTCATCCGCTTGACCATCGAGCCGTTTTCCATTGCTGCGGCCAGTCGAGCATCACCAGCAACATCGCCCATCACTTTGTTATATACACCTAGCCCGCCTAAAACTTTTCCTTGGGCAGTGAAAGTTTGAACATTTGCTTTAGCAATACGATCAAAGGCTTGGCTGGCATTGATTGTACCAGCTTTCAACTCTTGCATGGCTCGCATGCCTTCGCCGTTGCTGGCTCGCATGAGTTGTTGAGCAGCTTCACTGGTCATAATACCTGATGCCATATCACGCATGCCGTCGGCAGCTGTTTGGTTATAAGTGGACATCATCATTACAGATTTTTCCATCTCATCGGCAGCAGTAGCTTGTTTTTTATCTTTACTAAGTCTCATTGCAGCAACTTGAGATCCAAATATCTCATTATTGCGAAGTCGTTCTCGCTGATCACTTTGTTCTTTGCGACTCAATCCAAGCAGTTGAGTCAGTTTCTCTTGTTCTTTTAAGTAAGCAGTGGTGCTGAAGGCCAGTTCGTCAACTGATTTTTTCTGGGTTAGTCCAGCTCTACTTTGAAGTCTTAAATAATCAATAGTGCCTTCGTTAATTTCGTCTTGTGACATGCCAGAGTTAAGCAGTGACAGTTTGAATTTGTCCATGCCTTGACTGACTTCAGCATAGGCTTTTCGGCCTTTGTATACTGAGCCACTCATCATTGCAAGTTCTTTAGAGCTGCCTGCTACCAACGCCACAAACTTGTCTAGGTCTTTGACCCCAAGACCTAGTTTTTGCATGTCGTTGTAAATTCCTTGCAAGCTGTCAGCGCCAGCTGCACCAACTCGACTTAATTTTTGATACGAATCAAATAATGCATCACTTTGTTCATTTGCTGCTTTGGCATATTCTGCCACTGCTTTGGCTGCAACTGCTACACCTGCTACCAGCAATCCCACACCCATGGTCATTGCACCAAGGGCCACGGCTGCTACACCTGCGGTAGCAGCCAACGCAGTTATTGCATCAGCACCGTGATCAATACTTTTATTGTAGGCCTTCATGCCCTTTTCGCCATTGTACATGGCAGCAGCGGCAGCGATATAGGCTTTGGCTATATCTCCAGCCGCTTTACCAGTGCTGGTTAGGGCAGCCTGTAACAATTTGCCGCCACTACCAACCGCATCTAGAGATGCTCGAGTGCCAGGTAGTACCTGGCCAAACTCTTGCATTTCGCGATTTATTTGAGCTAATAATTCTGCATGTTCTTGTTCTGTGTCGGCCATTGATTTATACCTATAAGTAGAAGTATATTTATAGGTGATTTATGAACCAAACTGCGAACCCGCTAAAACAATTTTTTAGACAACCTGCTTTGTATTTGAAGCTGCCCAGCGACGGACAATTTTGGGAACCTGGCAGTCTTGACATGCCTCCCAACAAAGAGCTGCCTGTGTTGCCCATGACTGCCATAGACGAAATAACCTATCGCACACCTGATGCATTGTTTAATGGATCTGCGGTGGTTAGTGTGATACAAAGTTGCGTGCCTAGTATTCGAAATGCCTGGAAAGTTCCGGCTGTTGATCTAACTGCAATTTTGATTGCCATACGTATTGCCACTTACAACAGTGAAATGGAAATCAACAGTGTTTGCCCGGCATGCGAGACAGAAGGTGACTACACGTTAGATCTTCACACCATGCTTGCTGGAATTAAACCAATAGATTTTTCAAAAGCTGTGAAGCATGGTGATCTTGAGGTGTTCTTTAGATCAGTTGACTATCAAACACAAAATCAGTTAAACGCTCAACAGTTTGACCAACAACGCATCATACGATCTATTTCGGACTCATCTGACACTGAGGATGAAAAACTGCAAAAGTTGAACGCTGCTCTTAGAGCAGTAACTGGTATTACTATCACTGCCATTAGCGGTGCTATTGCTGGAATTCGTACTCCGGCTGCGTTTGTGACTGAGCCAGAATTTATTATTGACTTTTTGCAAAACTGTGATCGCACACTGTTTGGTATTATTCGAGATCATGCAGTTGAACTGCGTGAAACGTCAGAACTGCCACCTGTGCCAGTAACTTGTACAGAATGCAATCATCAATACACTCAAACAATATCGCTGGATTCAACAAATTTTTTCGAAGTCGCCTCCTAAACTCTACGTCTGACCAAATTGCCGCCTTAGTTGACGGCATGGAAAAAGATGCTAAAGATATTAAGGCACAGAGTTTGAAACTTGCGTGGTATATGAGAGGAGGCATAACTTATGAACAAGTGTTGCAACTTAGCCCCGCAGAACGAGATATGATATCCGAACTGGCCAAAGACAATATGGAAACAACAAAGAAATCGGGTCTCCCATTTTTTTAGAAATATGTTAAACTTAGAAACAGTCTCTCAAGATATAGAAAACTGGATTGTGAACTTTGTGGAAGTTCCGCATCCTGCACTTGGTGGCTGGGCACCTTGTCCATACGCACGAGCAGCAAGAATGAAAAAAAGTTACGATGTGCGAGTGGGTGTGCATCCTTACTTTGATTTGAAAAATCAAGCACGTTGGGGTATGGGCACCTGGGAAGTGGTAATCTATGCGTATGATCCTGCAGAGTGGCCATATGAGCTGTTCAGTGACAATTTGAAAATTGCCAACAAAGAATTTTTACTGCGCAAGGATCTTCTTGCACTGGAGGATCATCCCGCAGACGTTGAGATGGTGAACGGTGTTTGCATGAACCAAGGCACGTATGCTCTGGCGTTAGTACAAAGTCTCAGCGATCTTGATGCTCGAGCTCGAACAATGGCTGACAAAGGCTTCTATCACAACTGGCCAGAAGAATACTTGCAAGGCTTGTTTGAACATCGCAAGGATCCAAGATGAGCTATCAGTTTGCAAGAATTGATCTCAGCCAGACTAACTATACACCAACTGTAAAGTGGGAGTACTTGTTTGAGCCCGATATCAAACAACTGAACTCTATCTACAGAGACTATTGCAAATACAAACATTTTGCCAGTGTTATGCCTATATTTGACAGCAGATACACAGATCCAATGACTGATGTCATTGGATACTACGACCAAGATCGATTGGTAGCATTCTCGTTGATCAGACGCTATGATGATCATAATGCACTGTGCGATCAATTTGCGTGGAACTACAACAACCCCAAGTTGCGCTTGGGCATTGAAACAATGAAAGCAGAGTGTGCTATCTACCGGGAACGAGGGTTCAAGTACCTGTACCTTGAGCAAGCACACTTATACAAATCTAGCATGGCAGGATTTGAAATACTAGGACCACTGGAGTAACTATGGATTTATATACAATTTGGGCAGACAAAGAAGGTGACATCTCAGACCTTGACTGGGTTAACGGAATGAAAAGTTTCTTTGATCATTTGATCTTTGAAGGCAAGATGGAATCCTACAGGATCACACGTTGCAAAATGGGATTTCGTTCAATTGCAGACATGCCCGAATGGATGATCTTGATGGAGTTTAAGGACATGGGCCAAATGGACTCAGCGTTCAAACGAGTAGCACCACTCAAAGGTGAGCTTGAAGAGAAACACAAGTCATTCAATCAGTTTGTTGCAGGTACCATTCAACATGCATTATTTAGAGACTGGCCAGATCAAAACTTATGAACATCCTTGATCATGTGCCTGTAGTACCTGATTGGCCCAAACCAGGTATTAACTTCTTTGACATAACTGGCATTCTTGCTGCACCAAAAGCATTTAATTACTGCTGTGGATGGTTAACGCATCAAGCACATTGGTATAATGCTTCCAGTCTTGTGGCTGTAGAAAGCCGTGGTTTTGTGTTTGCGGCACCTGTAGCAAGACAGTTAGGTCTTCCACTGATACTGGTACGTAAACGTGGCAAACTGCC